GGTCAGAACTAAAGAAGATTACTCCCAATGTTGAAGAATACAAAGAAATAAAAGAGAAGCTTATCCAGACTCCACAAGTTCAACAAATGCTTAAAGAATGGAAGACTGATTTTTATCTCAGAGACCCTTCTGCAATAGACGGGCCAACACTTGCAGCATACTATTACTTTAATCATAATTGTTCATATGGTCCCGGCTTTCTAGGTTGGGCATCAAAAATATACATGGACCAGAAGAAGTGGAAAAAGACCATAGATAAGATAAAAAACTTCTCCTGCCCTAGTCTAAGTGTAACACATAGGGGATTTGAAGAAGCAATTCAAAGTAACCCTGACAAGTTTTTGTATTTAGACCCGCCGTACTATTTGGAGAAAGACGCTGACAACAAAATGCTGGGTGGGATCTACCCGATGAAAAACATTCCAGTGCATCATAACTCTTTTGATCATGAAAAGCTAAGAGACTTGCTGCATAATCATGATGGTGATTTTGTTTTGTCGTATAACAATTGTGAGACAATACGAGAGTGGTACTCCGGCTACGAGTTCTTTTATCCAGAATGGCACTACTCTATGGATGTTGGTGAAACACGTATTGGAGAGAACAGGTTAAACCGCATAGACGAAGAACAAAACAACGAGGCGGTTCAACTTCAAAAAGCTATTGATCGGCTGCAAACTCAGGTTGAAACAATAACTGAGATTTTAGGAGAATACGGAATTGAAAAAACTCCTAACGGCGAGTTAAAATGTTTGGATAAAGTTTCAGCAAAATTGAAAACTGAGAAGCATGATATTCTCAAAAAAGAATCACATGAAATATTAATTGTAAAAAGGAAAAATAATGAATAAACAAACACAAGTAGTAATGTTCTCGTCGAAGACGGGTCAATGGGGTACGCCTCAAGAATTTTATGACAAACTTGACTGGCGCTTCGGGCCATTTAACTTAGACCCCTGCGCAGATACAGACAATGCAAAGTGTACTAAGTTTTTTACTGAGAGCCAAGATGGCCTTTCGCAAAGTTGGGAGGGGTTTACAAGCTTTGTAAACCCTCCATATGGAAGAGGCATAGAAAAGTGGATTAAGAAAGCATATGAAGAATCCCGAAAGGAAGATACAAAAGTTGTTATGCTTATCCCCGCACGGACTGATACAAAATATTGGCATCAATATGTAATGAAAGCTGACGAGATCCACTTTGTGAAAGGCAGACTTAAATTTGGCGATAGCGAAAATTCAGCCCCCTTTCCATCTGCGGTCATTGTATTCGATGGGTGTAACCAGAGGCAGATATTTGGAGCGATGAACCGATGAACCGCCAACAGCGGAGAGCGCTAAAAAAACACGCCGGTATAAAAGCGCAAGAAAAAATGTCCCAACAAGTGGCACAGTTTGGAAAAATGCCGGAACAATGCCAAATATGTCAAAAAGAGTTTGACAAAAAGAATAAAGAAATGGTAGAATCATGGTCTGTAGTGGTAAAGCAAGAAGTAGTTAGATTGTTTTGCCCCGATTGTATGAACACCGCAAAGGAGGTAATAGGTGCCAGTAACCAGAATAACCCGTGATGCATTGGACACACTGCTTAGGGGCGAAATAAAAGAAAATGCGACATTCGTTTTGAAATTTTATTCCAACGATTGTCATTTGTGTCATAGTCTTAAGGACTATTACATCGATATATCTAATCGAGAAGAATATAAAGACTTGTATTTCTTTGCCTATAATATAGATGATTATCCAGAGTTGGAAAACCGGCTTAAGTTTAAAGGTGTGCCGACAATTTTTGTAATTCACTCAAACATCGGTAATCGAAGACCAACTCTAAGACTTTTGCCTGAACCAGAGAAACCTAATGATAAAACATGGTACAAAACCAGCGACATTTGTAATTTTTTGAATAGGGAGGCGTTATGAAAAATACACTATCTTATGATGACGTGTTGCTAGTGCCGCAGTACTCAGATATTAAATCAAGATCAGAGGTGTCACTAGAGACTAACTTAGGAAATGGCTTGGTGCTATCTGCTCCAATTTTTTCCTCCCCGATGGACACGATTTCAGAAACTCCGATGGCCATCGCTATGGGGCAGTTTGGAGGTGCGGCAATTATACACCGTTATAACACACCGAAAGAACAATCAAAGCTTATAAGCATGGCTTGTGACCTGACTGGTAACACCAGTGTTGGTGCTGCTGTGGGGATATCCGATGATTTCTTAACTCGCGCAAAATTGCTTAAGCAATCTGGCGCCGACTTTATATGTGTTGATGTCGCCCATGGGCACCACATACTTATGAAGGAGGCATTAGCCGCTCTGCGCGCTGAACTAGGCCCAAATTTTCATATAATGGCCGGCAACGTAGCCACGTTACAAGGAGTCAACGATTTGGCTGATTGGGGCGCTGATTCAGTTAGATGCAATATTGGTGGCGGTTCTATTTGCTCCACGCGAATACAGACCGGCCATGGTCTCCCAGGTCTGGAGACAATTTTCGAATGCGCCAAGACCGATCGTGATGTGGCGATTATCGCAGACGGAGGCATAAAAAACTCTGGTGATATGGTTAAGGCCCTTGCCGCCGGCGCAGATGCCGTGATGTGTGGTTCTATTTTTTCTGGTACAGACGAAACGCCCGGTAAGATCTTTGAGCAGACTGATGGTACCAGATGGAAAACTTATAGAGGTATGGCCAGCAAAGAGGCTCAGGTAAACTGGAGAGGTCGCTATTCTTCGCACGAAGGTGTCTCCACCAGAGTGCCTTACCGAGGTAGCGTCAAAAAGCTCTTAGAAGATATAGAAAGGGGCTTGCGTTCAGGATTATCGTATAGTGGCGCACGCAGTATAGCTGAGTTGCAATCTAAGGCTGAGTTTGTTATGCAGACCAGTTCTGGCTTGGGCGAGAGCAAGACACACATCTTAAATAGGGCTTGGTGATATGTCCGAAGATATAAACTATGGTAAAAACAATAAGAGAATAATCTTCACTGACACCGACCATCGCCACGCGCAATTAACACTAAAGTTAAAAGATGATGGAATGACACAGGCTAGATTCTTTAGGTCAATCATCACTGGCTACTTATCGGATGACGACAGAATTAGAAGTTATGTGGTCGATTCTGGTGATTTGTCTAAATACAAAAAGCAAAGAAACACCAGACTCAGAGAAACCGGTAAACAAGTAATTCATGACTTGGGATTATCCGAGGATCAAGTAGATAACATCTTCGATCTAATATCAGAGGAGTTCCCAGAATTATGAGAGGTGACGGATTACTACCGTGTAGCAGAGAGTGTTTGAAGAAAAAGAAAAAATGCCCTCAAGTACAATGCAAACACTTTATACATTATGAAGATGAATATAATTGTAGTCTCATATCAATCCATAAAAATGGTCGCATGACCTTGCGTGAGGTTGGAGATAGGCTACGAATATCATTCGCGAGAGTTAAACAAATTGAAAGTGCGGCTCTCAAGAAAATAAAAAACACCGACCTATTTTCTTTTAAAGATATGGGTTAATCGAAAAATACGCACTATTTATACTAGAATTTAATTTCATTATTAAGGAGAGAAATTTAAATGTCCCGTAAAACTTTACTTACTGAAGCTGAAGTACGTCAGTTTCTTAAACTTGCAAACATTGGCCCAGTAGGTGACGCCAAGGTTCAGGAAATGTACCACGCCAAGCGCGACGACGAAGAAGTCGAAGAAGGTATGCGCGGCAAGCGCGATGATGAAGACGAAATGGATGAGGGAGGCATGCGTGGTGGTATGCGTGAGCCCGGTATGCGCGATGACGACGAACCCGGTATGCGTGATGAGCCCGGTATGCGTGATGACGATGATGAGCCTGGTATGCGCGATAGCATGAGAGAAGAAGAAGATGACGCCATGGACGCCATGGCCGACATGGACGATGCTGCCGATGACATGGACGACGCTGCAATGGACATGGATGCTGATGCAGGTGGCGCTGGTCAGATGGTTTCCGTTGATGACTTTATGGGTGCTCTTGAACGTGCGCTTGAAGATGTTCTCGGTGATGAAGTTGATGTTGACATGGACGATGAAGACGCAGCTGATGATATGGACGATGCAGCCATGGATATGGGCGGTGACGATGACGACCCGATGATGGAAGCTGAAGCCGAAAAGGAAAAGGAAGACGACGATGATGATGGAGCTGCCGCAGCCAAGGACCGCGGCGCGAAGGCACGTGCCCGTTCACGCGATCGCAACGAGCCTCGTCGAGTGAGAAGCATTCGCGAAGATGAAGACGACGTTGTCGCAGAAGTGGCTCGTCGAGTTGCAGAGCGTCTTCAATCAAAGCAAAATCAACAGCAAATGATTGATGATCTTACTGAAAGAATTTTCGCTAGAATTACGTCCAAGTGATTGACAAAATCATTTCATAATGATATAATAACCACTCTTAGTAGTGGTTATTTTTTTGGAGAATATTATGGACCCCTGGTGGATGTATGCTTTAGTTTTCCTATTTGGATATATCACATGTCGAACATTTTACTTTATAAGAGCAAGTCGCATCAGTTTATCGCTGCTTGTTTATTCGCAAGTGATTTATCTATCATCAATGGTGAAAATACTCGAAAGTTTGTTACACACCAAATATTTTGTTAATGGTCTGCGCAAAAGCGCAAAAGAAATGAGTCCGGTGTGCAACGATATTGATCAAAAGGTTAACAACGAGATAGCTATTTTAAAGGATAATTCAATAAATTATCTAATTAATATGCACCCTAAATTTTACAGAGAGAGTTTAAAATTTGAAGACTGGGATTCTTCGATGAGATTTCTTAAAGACAAAAAACAGGAAGCATTTAACTTTTGGAAGCATGACGAGTGATTAATAAAATAAGAAAACTGGTGGATGCTCTTTCTACCAATGAAACAAACAAAGCGGATCAAACTCCCCTTTCAACAGAAGAGCAAGAACAAATAATTCAAGAGCTTCTTGGCGCCCCTCCGCAGGAGCCGGATCTTAGATTAATTGGGCTGTTTACCGAAGTGATGGACGAAAAAGTTGCGGAACTGGTTCACGCCTTGTTGTATTTAGATGGACTGAACAAGGTTCGTAAAGAAGACAAACCAATCGGTTTTTATGTCTGCACATACGGTGGCTCCGCAGACGATATGTTTGCCCTTTATGATGTAATGCGTCAGGTTAGAGAATCCACTGAAATTCATACAATTGGTATGGGTAAAGTTATGTCTGCTGGTGTGCTGCTATTAGCGGCTGGCACAAAAGGCAAGCGAAAAATTGGTAAGTATTGCCGAGTAATGATACACTCAGTTGTTGGCGGTAGTCACGGCTCTCTTCCAAATCTTGCGAATGAAATGGAAGCAATGCAACAAATTCAAAAAGATTATATTGAAGCGCTGTGCAATGAGACAAGCATGACCAAAAAAGATCTAAAAAAACTTCTAGAGCGCAAGGTAAACGTTTACTTATCTGCAGAAGAAGCGGTCGAATTGGGAATCGCGGACATAATTATTTAAGGAGATTGTAGGTGTCTGATTATATTAAAGATATGTTTATTGAAGTGAGAGAGAAAGACGAAACGATCTCTCCGCTAGTTGAATTAGAGCAAATGATAGATTCTGTTAGAGAGGTATTGGGCAGCGCTGTTGTAATTGAAGAAGAAAAAGAATCAAGGTCCGGCGAAAGGTTCAGCATGTCCATACCGATCCCTAAACTTACCCCAAGTGAGTCATGGGGCGATCCGGAGAGTCAGTCCAGACAAGACATCGAACGTATCTTCGCTTCAATTACTCGTAAGCCAAGCATTAAAGCTAGAATTGATCACGTCAACAGCTTTGTCGACCCCCGGCAGGCAGCACAAAAAGGTAGAGGTGGTCGGTTCAACGCCATTTTAAATATGATGATGATCATTGAAGCACTTCAAGCTTGCTTAAATGACTACAGCGAATCTTCGGCTGGATTTATTTTTGAGGGCTTTATGGCAGCTGTCACTGGCGGAAAGCAAATTGCTGGTCGCGTTGGTGGCACGTTGCCAATTGAGGATTTCGTAAGCGGGGATGGCGAACCCGTCAGCCTTAAACTTCTTAGTCCGACAACCCCTATCCATGGTAGTTTTACGAACCTCGTGGATTACCTTTTTATTCGTGGTGGCTCCGGTGTCCCGTCAATCAAATATCTCATTGGGCGCAAAAATTCAGATGGCGACGATGTATCACAACTTCTACTGCTTGATTTCGTGATTAGCCGAGAGAACTTTGTGCAGGTTATGAAAGCAACTGGCAATGGCGCTATGATAGAGGGCCCCAACCCCCGTGGCCGTGCTGACGGCCAAACACTTCAGGCGCTCGCTAGCAACTGGCAAGGGACTCCAGAGCAGATTATACAGATGAGAAAAATATTAATGACAATGCCCGGTTACGACAGCAATCGCGGTATGTTTGCAAAAAATGTTGACAGAAAAAGTGGCGAATTTGATCCCGCAGGGAGCGAACCAGCAGATCCCCAAATCAAGAGAGACCAATACAAAAAAGAAAAAGATCGAGCACAATACGGCATTTCTGCTGAAAAGCAGGGCTACGCAGACGGACAACGCGGAATGACTGCTAGTTTCGCCAGATGGATGAGCCGGCAAAAAGATCTTAAAGACGCAGAAAAACGAACTGTAACAGCCCTGACTAAGTTATACAACAAGGGATACCAAGAAGGCGTCTGGAGCCGCAGCCGGGCTCAAAGTACCCAAGAAATTAGTGAGTCATACTTTGGAGAATTCCACGAAAGAGAGAAGATGCTGATGCGAGAAGCCCTAAACGAAGGAAAGGGAGACAGCAGGCAGTGGTCTATTAGCGCCGCCGGTACACAAAAAATTGCCAACATTGCAGACGTCGAAGTTTATGGTGAGATTAACATGTCTAACGAGAACATTAAGGCGTGCGCTGACATTTACATAGAAAAGATGCGCGGTGATGTGCTAGACCTGCTGGAGACAATGGAGAGCTTTACTGAAAATGTGGGTACGTACTTCAGTGCTAAGAAAAGATCAGAGGCAATGAAAGCCAACAAGACAGCACAGAATGAAGGTAAACAAGTTGTTGAGTTGTTAGTTAAGTCTGCCGAACCAGCCAAGGACCCTTTAAGTTAAAAAAACCTTGACATTTCGTACAAAATTGATTATAATAAACACAACCTAGAGGTGTAAATGAGTCGCGAATACGACAACAATCAATCGCTACAACAAAAGATTATGAATGGTGTGAATGTCCTAGCTGATAATGTGGCATCCACGCTTGGACCCCGCGGTAGAAATGTTCTGCTGCAAGAGAAAGGAAAGGCACCTTTCGTTACGAAAGACGGAGTGACTGTAGCACACTTCGTAGCCTTGGAAGACCCAATCGAGAATGCCGCTGTAGAGGTGGCTAGACAAGCTGCTATCGAAACCAACGAGACGGCTGGTGATGGCACAACCACGTCGACGATTCTGGCGAGAGCAATCTTACAAGAATCACAAAAGCATATTGCTGCTGGCGCTGCGCCTGTTGAATTACAAAGAGGAATCGCTGATACGGTCCGAGAGATATGCGACAAGCTATCCGCTCAATCAACACCAGTCACCAGCATCGATGACATTAAACATATTGCCACCATTTCAGCCAACAACGACTCCACTATTGGTGATCTGGTGGCCATGGCGATTGATAAGGTGGGACAAGATGGCTCGATCACAATCGAAGAATCACGCTCGTTGGATACATCTATTGATATTGAGGAAGGATTTAAGGTGCCCTCCGGTGTCGCAGCGTCCGCCTTTATTACCGATGAAAGACGCTCGGTTATGTCGTATGATGAGCCGCTTGTACTTGTGACTGATCACAAGATTGATGCTGTGGAGCCCATCTTGCCCATTTTGGAAATGATCGCAAGAGAAGGCCGGCCACTTATAATTGTCGCCGAAGATATCGAAGGTCAAGCTCTGGCTGCTCTAATCATGAATGCCATGCGTGGCACTCTAAAAGTTGCAGCCATCAAAGCCCCGTTCTATGGTAACGAGCGAAGAGACACGTTAAGTGACTT